ATTTATTTCATTTAAAATGGGGTCCAAAACAAACAGATTTCTAAAAGAATTATTATGTAGCGAATTATTTAAAGTACTGAAAGAATCGCGTGTAGTTAGTGCCCATTATGGAAAAATCCTATTAAAAGCAAAATTACTTGATCCGCAACCTATATTTTCAGATGAAACTATTATGAACAAAGTAAGAGATTTGTTAAACGATAAAAAATGGCCAAATGGAAAACAGGAAGAACCCGTATTACAATCGTCAACAGCAATTACTCAATATGTCCCACATACATCGAATTCTTCGCCGGATATTACCTTAGGTGAATTTATAGAATTATTTATTGACGGGTGGTCTTCTCTGTTTACAAGTTATAATGAGTTCCCTCCACTAAATGAATTACTGGGGTATTTGGTAAATACATTGAATGAAAATAATATGTTATGTTTTCAAAAAGGCGGCGGTGGATTCAGTTGTTATGGACAAGGTAAAAAAGTGGATTTCGATGCACATCTCTATTATTATGGAATGAACTATGATGTTGTTCGCAAAAAGATTATTGACGAGTTTAAAACTTTGAAACAATACATAGATACAAGAAAATATTTTAACAATAAGTTTGAATTGGAAATAGGAGGTTATACCATCATTATAGAATGTAAAGAGACACGCATCAGGCATCATACTGAAAAAAGCGTTTTTCCTGCCGACCTAACAAGTCTTGATGTAGTATATTATATATGTGTATGTAAAGATGAAACTTTAATATGTTGTTTTACACATAACACAGCGGCATTTGATTTGGTGGTGTCAGAAGTGAATACACAAGATGAATTAAAAACAAAATCTAAGACGTATATCTATAGAAGAAAGGATTGTTGCAATATTTTGTATTTATCCGAATTGTTGAGAACAATCAAAGATACTTTTTCTGATCATGTGAATTTTTTGAATCGTATAAATCAGGGAAAAATAAATAAAGATTTTGAACGTATAGCCAAAGTGGTACAAGTATTTAAAGAAAATAACTTGGATGAATCTATATGTGTTGAATTAGAAACTGCATTATCGACCTTATATGATATTATAAGTAAATCTATCAGCAATGGAGGATTGGATATGTTAGAACCTACAAAAGAAGCACGAAAGATATTAGTTGAAGCCATGGATAGTTTTTCAAATAATAGTGATGTAAAAGAAATAAATTATGTGATTTCAAAGAAAATTCCTAAGGAAAAAATTCGTTTCAGCAAATACAGGAGCAATAGAGGTAAAGAAGAATTAGTTCGTTCTCAGAATAAAGGCATTGAATATTTAAGTAATAACAAGACATCCTCTCTGCCACCTCCACAAACACAAACACAACCAAAAACAAAACCACAACCACAAACACAAACATTCAATCTGCTACCTCCAACGCCTCCACAAACACAAACATTAAATCTGCTGCCTCCAACGCCTCCACAAACAAAACCAAAAACACAGAAAAATCATATTAATGCTTATAAACAAGCATTGTTAAAAGCATTAGACACCAATTCTACAACAGGAAAGACATCCAGAAAAAGAAAAACACTAGGTGGAGGTAAAAAAACAAAAACGAAGCCTCTTCATCAAAAACTCAAAAGTAAAACCTATAAAAAGAAATACTAATGTTTCTGAATATAATAATTTATATTGTGGAAAACGCCGCATTGCGGAGTTTTTACAAGTAAAGAGTTAAAAAGGAATATAAATATTAGACTTATAAATATATTATGGAGGGAATTTATCAAGCAACCTCAGGGTTTGATTTCAATCAATTAAAACTGATTTCACCTACCACAATGGCCGGTGGAAATTATTTCATTAAATTTCGTATTCAACAAAAACCTCTTTATCTTCAACCCCCGCAATGTATATTAAAAAATGGCATTCAGAAATCGGGGAAAAAACTGTTTTCCGATTTAATTTTTACACATGAAAATGAAGAATTTATTCAATGGATGGAAAATCTAGAAATTCATTGCAGAAAACAAATCTTTGACAATCGGGAAAAATGGTTTGAAACCGAATTGGATGAAACCGATATTGAGAACTTTTTTACATCCCCTCTCAAAATATACAAATCCGGCAAAAATTATAGTGCCCGTACCAATATTCCAACTCTCTTGGGAAACTGCAATTTAAAAATCTACAATGAAAATGAAGAGGAAATAGGTATTGAGAGTTTGAAAGAAAACATGAATGTAGTGAGTGTGCTGGAATTTCAAGGAATCAAATGTTCTCCCCGCAATTTCCAAATTGACATTGAAATCAAACAAATGATGGTATTGGATTCAACATCCATGTTTGAAAAATGTGTATTTAATAATCAAAATAAAAAACCACAAAATGGTAATCCGGGTAATGCATATAAAGATGACTTAGTATTATCTACTAATACTATAGAAAAAGAACCTAGTCTCGAAGAACAAATGGCAACACGCACAGGACCTGCACCCATAAAATTGCATATTGATGAGCCTCTCAAAAATGAAACCGAAACCGATAAGTTAACTTTAGATGTTACAAATGAATTGGAAGAATCCACAATCACTTTATCTTTAGAAGAACTTCCAAAAAGCAGACAAAATGAATTGCAAGAAATCGACTTTAATTTAGATGAGTTGCCGCAAGAGAGTTCTATACAATTAAAACAACGCGACAATGTCTATTATGACATGTATAAAGAAGCCAAGCGAAAAGCAAAAATGGCACGTGATTTAGCAATATCTTCTTATTTAGAAGCGCAAAATATTAAACAAACATACATGTTGGATGATATAGAAGATAGCGACAGTGATTTAGACGATGATGAAATAGGGAACATAAATATATTTTAGTGACTATTTTACATATTATTTACATGTTTTCGTTGTCGATTATGACAGGGACTCAATAAATATAGACCCCATTCTGGAAAAAATGAATAAGAAAGGAACCATGACATTCACACAATTCTGGGAATTATTTTTAGCAAAATAAACAATTATATTAAATAATTTTATCCACCGTTTATATAAACAAAGAATGTCAGGAATAGTTAGTGGATTTTCAAAGTTCTTTACCAAAGAGAAAATCATCATATTTATTGGATTGTTTGTTCTTGCATATACAATGTTTTCATATTCCAATACAAAGGGAAGTATTTATGACCCGATGGATGATGGTAAATCTGCCCCTCCATCCCAACCCACTGTTCATGATACATCTGCGCAAAATGTAGAATCCCTCTCCCCACAAAACGCGGCTTCTGGATACAATGTAGAACCCGTTGCCAACCCCGCGGATTTATTGCCCCATGACCAAAACAGTCAATGGTCGGCATTGAACCCGGTTGCCATGAATCAAGGAAGTGTAGCCATGCCAGATTTGTTACAGGCGGGGTATCACATTGGTTTAGACACCATTGGACAGACCCTTCGCAATGCCAACTTGCAATTGCGATCGGATCCTATTATCCAAAAGCAAGACATTGGACCATGGAACCAGAGCACCATTGAGCCCGATCTTGCGCGTGTTCCTCTTGAAGTCGGTTATGGTGCCCGTTAACCATTTATTTGAATACAATCCACTTGATTATTTGCCTATTTGCAAATAATAATAATACACTTTGTTCATAAAAAATGAATTATTATAATAACTCCATACTTATTATAATAAAAAATAATAATCCATAAAATGAGCATACAAACCCATGAATGTAAGAACGGATTTAAACTTGTATATCAAAAATCGGAAAATCGAAGCCCAAACACTGCTATAAATGTATTTTGTGATATGGGACCTATATACGAAGAAGACCATTATCGAGGGGTATCCCATCTCATTGAACATATGTGTTATAAAGGAACTCTGAAAAAAAAACATTCTTATTCATTATTTACAGCCTTTGATGAAAAGGGAGCCCATATAAATGCATATACATGTAAACGATATACATGTTATACATTACATTGTGCGGACACTTATGTAAAGCCTTGTGTAATGTTATTGTCGGATATGATGTTAAATTCGACATTTGTGAAAAAAGAATTCGACAAAGAACATCGTGTGGTAATTGAAGAGAACATTAAAGATAAGGAAGACAATATGCAAGTATTGGCAACTAATACCGATAAAGACATTTATATAGGAACCCCATTCGAATATCCAGTAGATTGTGTAGAATATCACAATTCAGGCAATTTACAATACAAAAACGTGGTTGACATTTACCACCAATTTTATGTTCCAGGAAATATGATAATGAGTGTGGTCAGCAATTTATCTTTTGATTTTTTTGTAAAACTCGTTCGTCAAACCCATTTTCACAGAAAAGGTTCCCCCAATAATATTCTTGATTTGCAAACCCACAAAATGGAAATTATATATAAGAGCCTCCAATCCCCTGTACAACATGGAATACACATTCATATACAAAAGAATTCATCAATAGGTGTCACTTATTTGGCGATTTCCTTTCGGACATGTTCTCAATATTCGGATGACAAATATGTATTGGATGTCTTGGCAAATTTATTGGGGGGCTATTTTAGTTCCAAATTGTTTATGATATTGCGTGAAGAAAACGGATTAACGTATACGAATACTGTAACGAGCAACAATACTGAATTTTGTGGCGATTTTACAATCACTACTATTAGCGATCCTTCCACATTTATTAAAAATGGAAATAAAAAAGGGGTTTTGCCAATAGTAATAGATATATTGAATTCGATTTTGAAGGGGGGTATTACTCAGCGCGAATTGACTATTGCAAAACATAATTTACATGGGAAACATATACTGAATATGAATCATATGAACAAAATATCTATATACAATGGAGAACAAACCCTCTTATTTCCGAATAACCCGCACACTTCTTATGAAAAGTTGTATGACACTTATTATAAAAGTATTACTTTAAAAGATATTAACAGAGTGTTAAGGACTTATTTTATACCCAATACTATGAATGTTTGTATATTGGGAACTCTTTACGCAAGTGAAAAGAATGTTCGCACCATTTGCGAAAAAATTGGTGACCCATAATATAAGTTTATATTGTATATGAACAATCTCGATATTTTAGGATATTTTATTATTGGATGCATTCTTGCATTATGTATATACATATATTTTGATAGCGATTCTTTTCAATTAAAATGTATAGTGTCTACTGTTGATGGAAATAAATATTGTGTGCGAGAACGCGAGAAAGTGAAGAAAGCCGCCGATTTGTTGGCCACCATTACAGAAAAATGTAAAAAACTCGTGGGTTATGTATATAAAAAATATCCGGATAAGGACAATGTACAAAGGCTGCATGCCGGGTTCAATCCGAAAAAAGTGATGGAAACCCTTCCTACAAGTACATATACGGCATATAGCGAAAACAAGGGGGAGAAAATCGCGTTTTGTTTGAACAAAACGAAAAAGGGGGAAGATTCTACTATGATTGATGAACATACGCTTACGTTCGTAGCCATACACGAATTGTCGCACGTGGCAACCAAATCCATTGGTCATAAAAGCGAATTCTGGGAGAACTTCAAATTCTTATTGGAAGAAGCAAAAGAGGCGGGAATTCATTCCCCCAAAGATTACAAAAAATCGCCCGAAAAATATTGCGGAATGACTATTCACGACAATCCATATTATGATGTGTAATCCCACACCACATCCACCCCCTTCCATGGCCATCCATCCATCTCTAGCCATCTCTAGCCATCTCTAGTTCTCATTTATTTTCGCCTTCGAGTGGTTTTGCGTTTAGAACTCTTTGTGGCAGGAACACAATCATTAAACAACCCTTTTACAAAAACACCCTCACATATCATTTTCACATCGCCATCTTCAATGCGCTTTGACATTTTGCCACAGCATTTGCCATTTTTGTAATGCATCACTGTTTTTCGGCCTTTTCCGCCCTTGATAATAACTTTACGCAACGTTTTTCGGTCTTTTCCATAGCATTTCATTTCGACATTTTTGTAGTTCGCACAAGAGGTCATAATATAATATATTCTATGTATATATTATATATATTGTAAAATACCAACATGAATATAAATTGGGTCTCTTTATTCCATGTTTTAGTGGTTTCTGCTCTTCTCATATATGTAGGTATTATGAAAAAAAACACCCCTAAAATGGTGTTTTGGTTATTTGTAGTACTTGGAACTGTAATTGTATTGTATCACAGTTATAAAGGATATAATCATTATTTGGAAGGTCATAGTATATGGGTAAATTTGATTCATATTGTTTATATTGGCCCGATTTTACTTTATATTGGCGTGTTGGGAGAACAAACACCGCGCTTGTGGTTTGAAGTATTATTGATGCTCGGATTTGCATCCCTCGGATACCATGGATATTATTTGGTGAAAAAATTATATTAACCCTTTCACTAGAAAAATAATTCAATCTTCATACTCCGAATCCGAATCCGAATCCGAATCCGAATCCGAATCCGAATCTTCTGAATTTATTTT